AGAGAGAGGAAAGCGGCATGGCTCCATCGTTTTTTTGCTAACCCGATTTTTTGAACCCATTTTTTGAGCAAGGCGCAAAATGACAAAACGTAAAACGCGATCCGACTCGGCGGCGGCGGCCATTGACGCAATGGTGAATGCCTCGATGCCTCTTCCCGATATTCCGGCGCATGTCAGGCTTGATAAAAAACATATCCCATTTTGGGAGGGTATCATTCGTGTGCGCGCGCGAAGCGAATGGATCGAAACCGACTTGGTGGTGGCCGCACAATTGGCCCGGTGTCAATATGACATCGAAAAAGAATCCGAATTGCTCGAATCCGAGGGCAGCGTGATCGAGAATGCGCGAGGCACATCCATGATGAATCCGCGCCATGCGGTGCTGGAGCAACTGGCACGGCGCGAAATGGCCCTGATGCGTGCTTTGCGCATCGCTGGCACGGCGGCTGGCATTGATCCCCGTGACTTGGCAAAAAAACGCAGCCTGGAGCGCGAAAGCAGGGCCACCAAGGAAGAAATGCTTGAAGATGACCTGTTGGCCTCTTGATGACTAAAAAACCCGCAAAAAAGGCTGTTTTGACCCGTGGTGAGAAGGTTTGCGCATTTATTGAGCGTTACCTCATAGTTTGCGAGGGCGATCTGATAGGAAAGCACATAAAGCTGGAGCCATTTCAGCGGCGTTTTATCTTGGAGATCTACGACAACCCGAACGGCACGCGCAGGGCTTTTCTGTCAATTGCGCGTAAGAATGCCAAAACTGCCACCATTGCTTGCATTTTGCTGGCGCACATTGCTGGGCCAGAGGCCAAGCAAAACAGCCGCATCATTTCTGGTGCGATGAGCAAAGAGCAGGCCGCCGAGGTTTACAACTATGCCAGCAAGATGGTGATGATGTCGCCAGCACTGGGCGAGGTCATCAGGATTGTGCCCAGTTCCAAGAAACTGATCGGGCTGGCGCGAAATGTGGAATATCAGGCGGTGAGCGCCGAGGGCAAAACGGCGCATGGCAAGTCGCCAGTGCTGGCCATCTTGGATGAAGTTGGCCAGGTCAAGGGGCCACAGTCTGATTTCATTGATGCGATCATCACCGGGCAGGGCGCTTATTCCGATGCGATGCTGTTTGCGATCAGCACGCAGGCCAGCAGCGATGCCGATCTGTTCAGCATTTGGCTCGATGACGCGATTCAGAGCCAAGACAAACGAATTGTCTGCCACTTGTACGCAGCGCCCAAGGATTGTCCACTGGATGACCGAGAGGCATGGGAGATGGCCAACCCTGCACTTGGAAAATTCCGAAGTTTGGCCGATGTGGAGGAGCAAGCTGATCGCGCCAGCCGAATGCCGAGTTTTGAGCCAACATTCAGAAATCTGGTGCTGAATCAGCGCGTGGAGATGGTCGCGCCCTTCATTTCCCGTGGCATTTGGCTGCTGAACAGCCAAGATCCCGACGAATCTGCGTTTTACGATGGCGAAGTGGTGGTCGGCATCGACTTATCAGGCCGAAATGACCTGACATCGATGGTGATATTGGGCGAAAAGGACGGAAAATTTCATGTGAAACCCTACTTTTGGACACCTGAAAAGGGTCTGAAAGACCGTGCCAAGCGAGACAGGTCGCCTTATGATGTGTGGGTGAGCCAAGGATTTATGCGAACAACACCCGGCGCATCGGTGGATTATTCGTTTGTAGCGCGCGAAATGAGCGAAATATTGGCCGATTGCACGGTGAAAAGGGCCAATTTCGACCGATGGCGCTTTGATTTACTGAAAAAAGAGTTTGAGAATATTGGTTTTGACATACCATTAGAGCCATTCGGTCAAGGCTTTAAGGACATGGCCCCTGCTGTCGATCAATTAGAAACTTTGCTTTTAAATGAGCAAGTGGCGCATGGTGGGCATCCCGTTTTGACCATGTGCATGGCGAATGCTCGGATTGAGCGCGATGCGGCTGGAAACAGAAAACTGAACAAGGCCAAGGCCACAGGTAGAATCGACGGGGCGGTGGCACTTGCGATGGCGATTGCTGCGGCCATGACCAACAACGACGAGGACGATGGAGATTTTGACGATTTCCTCAGTTCACCACTTGTAATAAAACACGGCTGAAGACATGGGCACATTTTACCAATCACTGCGGCGATTCTTTGGCAATGTCGGATCGACAGGGCAACAAGAAGGCATCCAGTATGGAGAGCCATTCACCCGTGTTTACGACAACAACAAGGACTATGGCATAGACGGGGCGCTGCAAGTCAGCGCGGTCTGGGCTGCTGTTGAACTGCTGACCGACAACATTGCGTCTTTGCCCCTGTTTGTTTACAGGCGTGCCAGCGATGAGCAGGGCAACAAGACACTGGCCCGAGACACACAGCTTTGGACACTGCTGCACGAAAACCCGAATCGTCGGCACACGCCAATGGAGTTCTGGCAGTTCTCGACCATGAATTACCTGTTGCGCGGCAATGCCTATGCGCGGCTGGTGCGCAATGATGCAGGCGAAGTGATAGAGATGCTGCCATTGGCCGCAGACCAAATGGAGATCGACGTTTTGCCGGACAGGTCACTGGTTTACAAATACAGCTACGAGGGCAAGATTGTTCATTATGCTGAATCGAGCATTTGGCACTGGCGTGATAAAGGCAACGGTGTTATCGGCATGTCGCGCCTTGATTACATGCGCAATTCTGTCGGCGTGGCTATCGACGCACAAAACCACAGTTCTAACGTATTCCGCAAATCTGCAAAGCGCCCTGGCGTTTTCATGATCGACAAGGTGCTAAAAGAAGAGCAGCGCGAGGCGATTCGCAAGAATTACCGTGGACTGGTCGAGGGTAACGATGACGATCTGTTGGTACTTGAGGCTGGGGCGAAGTTTGAGCCACTGAGCATGTCACCTGCTGACCTGCAATTGCTGGACACCCGCAAATTCTCGGTGGAAGACATTGCCCGGTGGTTTGGCATTTCGTCTGTGCTGATTAACGACACGGCCAAGACCACCACATTTGGCACGGGTATCAGCCAACTGATCGAGGGTTTCTACAAATTCAAACTGCGGCCAATGCTTGAGGGTTTGGAGCAGTCGCTTGAACGCAGGGTGCTGACCCCAGCCCAGCGGCAGACTTACACTGTCGAATTCTCGCTTGATGCCATCTTGCGTGGATCGATGCTGGACAGGCTTGAGGCTGGATCAAAGGCTGTGCAAAACGGCTTGATGACCCGCAACGAGTATCGCCAGCTTGAAAATCTGCCAAGGATGGATGGCGCAGACACATTGACAGCACAAGTCAACCTCGCGCCTTTGGCCTCTTTGGGCAATAATCAGGGAAATAATCAGGGTCAATAAATGCCAGTACCAACACAAGCAATGGCCGAAGAAGCGCAGCGCGGTTTGGACTGGCGTGCTGAGTTTGGCCGTGGCGGTACTGAAGTGGGCGTGGCACGGGCGCGAGACATATCGAATCGCAAAGATCTGAGCAACGAAACCATTGGCCGCATGGTTTCATATTTTGCGAGGCATGAGGTGGACAAAGAGGCGCAGGGTTTCAGACCCGGCGAAGATGGCTACCCAAGCGCAGGTCGGATTGCATGGGCTTTGTGGGGCGGTGATCCCGGCAAATCTTGGGCAGACAAGGAATGGTCGAAAATTCAGGGCAAAGGAGCCGAAAAAATGATGATGAAGAAAAACATCGTTCTTGACAATGTGGGTCTGAAGTTCGCCAAGGGTGATGCAGGCGGTTTCAGCGGTTATGCCTCAGTCTTTGGCGGCGTGGACAGCTATAACGACACCATCATGCCCGGTGCATACAAGAGCGTGATCGAGCGCATCAAAACTGGTGCAGCCCGTATGCCCAAGATGTTCGTCAATCATAAATCCTACGAACTGCCCGTTGGCAAATGGAAGTCGATTGACGAAGACGATGTGGGATTGTTTATGTTTGGCGAACTGACACCCGGCATGGAAGATGCCCAGGCGGTCAAGGCAGCCATGCAGCATGGCACGATTGATGGCTTGAGCATTGGCTATGGCCTCAATCGTGATGATGTTGAGTATGACGAAAAGGGCGACAGCACTGTCCGCATCATCAAAAACATCAGCGAACTGTACGAGATTTCGATTGTGACTTACCCAGCCGATGACTCGGCACGGGTTGACCTGTCCAGCGTAAAAAGCGTGCTGGATCAGGTCGAGTCCATCAAGGATTTTGAGGATTTTCTGCGCGAGGCAGGGGGTTTCTCAAAATCGCTGGCAACGGCTACGGCAAGCCGCGCCAAGCGACTTTTCTCTCAGAGTGAGTCTGAGAAAACAAAACTGCCTGACGAATTGCAGCGAATCATCGCTGCGAACCTCCAAAACTCTCGGACTCTTTAAAGGAAACTACCATGACCGACATTTCTGAAATCAAAGCCCTTGCCGAAACACAAGGCACATTGCTGGCAACTACCCGCGAACTGAAATCGTGGATGGAAAAAGCCAATGGCGAAATCGCTGCTGTGAAAAGCGTCGAAAACGAAACCAAATCCGCAATGGAAAAACTCGCAGCCAAGGCTGGTGAGTTGACCGACAAGTGCTTGGAACTTGAGCGCAAGATGACTGCTGGCAAAGAAGACGGCCAGCAAGCCCAGCAATCGTTTGGTGAGCAGTTCGTCAAGAGCGAAGCATTCCAAGCTATGGCCCAAGGTCGCAGCAAATTTGCACGCATGGAGTTTAAGACTGCCATCATCAACGCCACAGGCCAAAACCAGCCTTTGGTCGCTGCTGATCGCATTCCCGGCATCATCGCCAACCCTGACCGTGTTCTGACCATTCGTGATGTTCTGCCAACTGGCCGCACATCCAGCAACTTGGTGGAATTCACACGCGAAAACGTGTTCACCAACAGCGCGGCTGCTCAGTACGCTTCCCCAGCACGCGAAAACGTGACCAAGCCTGAGTCCGGCATCACCTTCACATTGGCATCTGCCCCTGTGGTGACCCTGGCCCACTTCATCCCCGTTTCGCGCCAAGTGCTTGACGATGCTCCACAGTTGCAAAGCTATGTGAACAGCCGTTTGACATTCGGTCTGAAGCTGGAAGAAGAAGACCAATTGCTGAACGGTTCCGGCACAAGCGGCAACCTGTCGGGCATTTTGACCTCTGGCAACTTCACTGCTTACAACCGCGCTGCAACAGGCGACACCCGTCTGGATACCATCCGCAAGGCGATCACACAGGCTGCATTGTCTGAGTACACCGCCGACACAGTGGTTATTAACCCAGCCGATTGGGAGCGCATGGAGTTGACCAAGGCCAGCGATGGTCAATACATCATGGCTAACCCAATGGACATGGCTGGCCCCCGTATCTGGGGCAAGCGCGTGGTGGCTACCAACTCCATCGCTGCTGGCACATTCCTGGTCGGTGCAATGACTATGGGCGCTCAAATCTGGGATCGCATGGACGCTGCTGTGCAAATTTCTTACGAAGATGGCGACAACTTCAAGAAAAACATGGCGACTTTGTTGGCCGAAGAGCGTTTGGCTCTGACGGTTTACCGTCCAAGCGCCTTCATTAAAGGCACATTCGCTTAATTGACAAAAGAGACACCCATGCCCTATCCGCGACAAAACGAGCCTGAAAACGAGTTTGTAGCGAGGTGCATGGATGACTCTGAGTCAGTCCGAGATTTCCCAAACGCCCAGCAAAGGATCGCCTTTTGTTACAGCGTTTGGGAATCTGAAAACGAACAACCATCCCGCGAAGAAGGTGAAAATGGAAAAAGTTGAAGTCGTGGCGACAAGCCATTTCACCGACACCCGCATTGGCGGCGTGTCGCGCAAGCAGCGTTTGTTTATCCCGGCGCACATCGCTGAAGAGTTGCACAGCATTGGCCTGGTTGAATACCCAAACGGCCAAGCAACAGCCACAAAAAACCCACTGATCGCAGCACTGGCCGATGGTGGGGGCGTGTTGCCTGTATTGTTGCCAGTGGCCCAAGCCTTACCGCCGAAGACTGTGATTCAGTATCCCAGACAGGGTGGGCAACCATCGCCATCAATGACAGCTACCGAAGAGCCATGTTTGCCGATGTCCTCTATGCCTGCGACGAACAGTGGTGGCGAGTCCATGAAGAAAAAACGAGGGAGACCTTCAAAGGCGAACGCTGGACACAAGATTACAGCGCATCCAAAAATTATGGAATCCACCGAATAGGATCTGAAAATCTGCCAGGGCTTGGCCGATATGATGTCATCCACCAAGGCGGCAATTCAGGTTATCAGGCCATCAATTTGGCTTATCTTTGGGGCGCACAAACAATTATCTTGCTGGGGCTTGATTGCAGCAAATCACCTGATGGACAGGCGCATTGGTTCGGACAACATGGTCCAGGACTCACACAGCAACAGCCCTATGACATTTGGCAGGCGAGTTTTCCAGCACTTGCGCAAGACCTGAAAGACGAGGGCGTGCGTGTGATAAATTGCAGCCGACAAACAGCACTCACATGTTTTGAGCGCATGACACTAAAAGACGCGATAAATGAATATGCCACCAAATAGTGTGCGAGGCCGGATCAGGCACTATATCGAGCGCCATGCCGACAAGTTGGGCGACGATGTGCTGGAGGTGGGTTCGAGAATGACAATTCCCAATGCTTGGTGGATCATCAACCGCGATCTGGCAAAAGGGAAATGGCTGGGCATCGACATGCAAGAGGGGCCGGGGGTCGATCAGGTGGTGGACATTCACAGCCCACCAGCAGAATGGACAGGGCGATTCTCTGGCGTGCTTTGCTCTGAGGTGCTGGAGCATGTGGCACGGCCATGGCTTGCACTGCCAAAACTGCGCGAGATCATGCAGCCCGGTGGCTGGATTGTGGTCACCACCTTGACCAGTTTTCCAATTCACGGGTTTCCAGACGATTATTATCGATACACACCCAGCGGATTGAAACTGCTGCTGGAGGATGCGGGTTTCAAGAATGTGGTCACCGAAAATGCTGGTCACATTGAAATTCAATTGAACGATCACGGGGAGCCAGGTTTCTGCACTCGCCAATTGCCGATGCACGTTTTTGGAGTTGCACAATGCTGACACTTTTAACCGCGACAGGTGGAAGACCAAAAGCATGGGCCATTTGTGAAAAACTGATGGGCGCACAGACCTACACAGGACAGGTGCGCTGGGTCATTGTGGATGATGGTCAAGATGAGCAGCCGATCAACTTTCATCCCATCAATGGAATTTGGCATTTGGAGATTTACAGGCCAGAGCCATTTTGGACACCCGGCCAAAACACTCAAGCCCGAAACTTGCTGACAGGTTTGGCAGTTATCAACAGCGACGAGAATCTGGTCATCATCGAAGATGACGATTTTTATGCCCCTGATTGGCTTGAAACTGTCGAGGAAAAGCTGAAAAAGGCCGAACTGGTAGGCGAAACACGCGCAAGATACTACAATGTGCAAACGAAAACAGGGCGCGAGATGCTGAACGAGTCGCACGCCAGCTTATGCGCAACGGCCATGAGGGGGCAAGCCATCGACACATTGCGCAGCGTTTGCCGACCAGGAATTCAGTTTATCGACCACATATTGTGGCAAGCCCATTCAAATCGTCACCTTTTTGAAGGCCACCGAGTGGTCGGCATTAAGGGATTGCCGGGGAGACAGGGCATTGGCATGGGCCATGATAAAAAATTCAGCGGCACACGCGATAATGGTGGAAAATTGCTAGTTGAGTGGGTCGGCCAAGACGCGGCCAGCTTATATCTTGGGGATCAAGTCAAATGGCCAAAACAGTCAGAAAATTGAAGGCGATTGGCTCTGTTGCCACAGAGCCTGTCAGTCTTGCAACGGCACGGCTGCATTTACGGCTGGACACGCTTGGATCACCACCAACGCACCCAGACGATGCACTGGTGACTGCCTTGATTACAGTCGCACGCGAGGCGGTGGAAAACTTCACCGAATTGACCGTGGCTGTCAACACATTTCAAGTCAAGCTGGACTATTTCGAGAATCTGGCGATTGACCTTGGCACATACCCGGTGAACAGCATCACCAGCATCACTTATGTGGACACCAACGGTGCGACACAAACCATCCCCTCTGCTGATTATGTGCTGGACACATTTAGCAAGCCTGCCCAGATCGTGCTGGCCTATGACAAGCAATGGCCCCCGGTCAGGAACCAACCCAATGCGGTCACGGTGACATTCCAAGCCGGGTTCACTGGAAACACCAGCCCAGTCACGAATGTGATGCCCAAGGCGCTTATTCAGGCCATGCTGCTGACGATCACCGACCTGTACGAAAATAGGGGCGCGATTGGCAGCAAGCAGAATTACGAAATCCCAGTGATGGCGCAATACTTGATGGCCCCCTATCGCATCAACATGGGGCCATGACATGGACAAGATCGGGCGACTTGACAAGCGGGTAAGCATCCAGCGTCGATCATCGACAAAGGACAGCTACGGCCAAGAGATTGATTCTTGGACAACCATCGCGCAGGTCTGGGCGCAGGTCAAGCCATTGGGCGGCAAAGAGCGTATGCGCAACACGGCCATGGTGGTTGAGTCGGTTTTAACTCACACAGTCACAGTCCGATACAGCGCGACCCTGATGCCACCACTTGAGGCCGATGCTTGGCGCATTCTTTATGGCAGCAGGTTTTTCAACATTAGCGCCAGCCGCGATGTTGATGAGGATCGCAGGTTCATCGAGTTCGATTGCACCGAGGGCAGCATCAATGGCCAATGAATTTCAAGTTCAGGGCTTGAAAGAGTTGCACACCATGCTGCAACAGTTGCCCGTGCGCATCGAGAAAAACATTATGCGAGGTGCAATTCGTGCTGGAGCCAATGTTTACCGAGATGCAGCAAGACAGGCCGCGCCAGTGGACGATGGAATTTTGAAGCGCAGCATCAAGACAGGATCAACCAACGTCAAAAAAGGCAAAGTGGTGGTGAATGTCGGCACTGATCTTTACTACGCCAGGATGGTTGAATTCGGCACGGCCAGCTACTACACAGGCACGGGCAGATCTGTTGGCAAGCCTTACAAGATCCCAAAAACATCGAAAACAGGCAAGATAACCAAACGGCTAAAAAAGGCGATCAAGTTTAACGGCGTGATCGTCAACAACGTGACACACCCAGGTATCAAGCCACAGCCATTTATGCGCAGGGCTTTTGATGGCGCAAGCGATCAGGCCGTGGCGACTTTCGCACAGTATGTGTCAACCAGACTTGCTGCGGAGATCAGAAAAATATGAATCCAGAACTGATCGTGGCCTCAATGCTCAACAATGCTGGCGTGATTGCCTTGGTTGGTGATCGCCGAGCAATGGGGCAACTGCCACAAAACAGCGCATTCCCGGCCATCGTTTTCACGATTATTGATGCCACCCCAATGCCGCATTTAAACTTTTCTACGGAAAGACAGATGGCTCGGGCTAGAATCCAGATCAATCCAATTGCAAAATCTATTGGTGATGTGAAAAGCATCTTGGCTGCTGTAAGGTCTGCGATGGACTTCAAAATTCAGCAGGTTTTTGCGGGAAAAACAGTTATCAGCAGCCGAGTCGAATTGCTTGGCCCGATTGAAAAAGATGATGAGATTGGTGTTTTTACCCAGTCTGTTGATTACATGTTGATGTACTACGAATGACATCAATAAACGGTTTCATGCGAAAGCATGGAAAAAATGCCAGCATCCCTGTTGGCCCTCTCTTTGACCTTGAAAGGAAACTGAAATGACAGTCCGCACCTCAGCAGGGACGACACTTAAAGTCACTGCATCCGCACCCGCAACATTTAACAGTAGCGGTTACAACACACTTTTTACAGCATCTCCAGTGCCTGCCACAGTTGGTGAAATCACCGACCTCGGCGAATTCGGTCGTGAGTTTGCTCTGGTGACCCACAACCCTGTTGGCACTCGCGGCACACAGAAATTCAAGGGTTCTTTCAACGAAGGAACGATGTCCTTGTCTTTGGGTTTGGACACTGATGACGCTGGTCAGATTATTATGAAGGCCGCAAGCCTGAGTGACAACGATTACAGCTTCATGGTGACCACTCAAAATGGCGACCGTTACTTTTTCCAAGCCAAAGTGATGTCTTTCAAAGTTGGTGTTGGCTCTGTTGACTCGATCACCACAGCCACTGCTACTTTGGAAATCAGCACCAACTCTGCTGGTGTTGGCATCGTTGAATCGATGGCTGCTTAAATCTGCCAGCAATGGCAAAACGCGCACCGACTGGGGACAGTTCTCGCCTTTCGCGGGGTGAGGCTGTCTCCAGCACGGGCAATATTTCAACCCGCGAAAGGTTACCCATGTTTGATATTTCAGCCTTGGCAGTGAAAGAAACTGCCCTTGTAAATTTGGAAGCTGTCGATGGCGAGGCTTTGCTGGATGCCGATGGCAAGCAGTTGAGCATCACTGTTTATGGTCCAGGATCCAAGGCATTCCAAAAAGCCACAGCCGTGCGAAATCGTGCCATTCTTGAGTACGTCAAAAAGGGCGGCAAGAAAATGAAGGACAACGAACAGCGCGAATTGGATTCAGATTTTCTGGCCTCTTGCACTGTGTCGTTCAATGGCTTCACTTACAAAGACTTCACGGGCGTGGAAATGTTCCGCGAGGCATACAGTGACCCGTCGATTGGCTTTATCACCGAACAAGTGAACAAGGCGATCAGTGACTGGGCAAATTTTACGCCTCAGTCTGCGAAGACCTGATTCTTTATGCAAGGCAGTTGGCATGGTTTAACGCTGTGCCGACTGTCCCTGACAAAAGTAAATCTGTTGCTTCAGCAGACGCAAAGCCTGAACAGTTGACCAGAGCGCAGAAAATCGAGCGCAACGGTGGATTCCCGCGATTTCCAAATGTCGGTGACGCTGAGTATGTGATAACCTATTGGCACGATCTAGGCGTGATTGAAGCAGGGGCAATGGGTCCAGTCCCATTGTCATCAAAGGAAATTTTGAGTTGGCAAGAATGCACTGGAATTGATCTTCAGACTTGGGAATTTAGGGTGCTGCGCGAGATGTCACGCAAATACCTGATCCAATCCGAAGAAAGCAAAAAACCAGAATGTCCACCACCTTATGGTGACCCGGTGAACGAGTTTGACCGAGGTATTGTGAGCAAAAAGGTAACCAATGCGTTTAAGTCATTCATACAGGCTAAAAGGTAGACCATGGCAACACCAGTTGGACAACTAACCATCGAGATGGCGGCAAACATTGTCCGACTGCAAAAGGACATGGATGCAGCACGAAAGACTGTCGATGGCGCGATGGCAAGCATCGAGAAGTCAGTGCAGACAGCCATGCGCACGGTCAGTGGGTTGTTCGCTGGTGTCTCCATTGGGGCTTTCGCTGGCAAATTGGTATCTGTCGAGCGCGAGTTCGGCACGCTAAACGCCAGCTTGGTTACGGTCACAGGATCAGCGCGAGAAGCCGATAAAGCCTTTGCGCTGCTGACCAACTTTGCGGCCACCACTCCATTTTCATTGCAAGAGGTCACAGCGGCATTCATTAAGATGAAGGCGATGGGCCTGGATGCCTCTGAAGCTGCTTTGCGCAGCTACGGCAACACTGCCAGCGCGATGGGCAAGTCGCTCAACCAAATGATCGAGGCCGTGGCCGATGCAGCGACAGGCGAGTTTGAGCGCCTGAAAGAGTTTGGCATTCGCGCAAAATCTGAGGGTGATCGTGTCACACTGACATTCCGAGGTGTCAGCACGAACATTGGAAAGAATGCAGCCGAGATTGAAGGTTATTTGCGCAGCATTGGTGATGTGGATTTCGCTGGGGCAATGGATGCCCGAGCAAAAACCCTTGATGGCGCGATCAGCAACCTGGGTGATTCTTGGGATTCGTTGTTTCGAACCATCAATGACGAGATGACCGGGCCGCTGTTGATGGCTGCGGTGCAAAGTGCACAGACAGCCATTGTCGGTTTGTCCGCTGTTGTCAAGAATTTCACCGAGTTCATGGATCAAAACAAGGTTGCACTGCTTGCATTTGCTGCGATCTTGGCTGGCCCTGCGATTGTCTCGGGTATCGGTGCAGCGGCAACAGCGTTCATTGCCCTCAGAACAGCCGTGGTGGGCCTGACATTGGCCTTTGCATCCAACCCCATTGCATTGGCGATTCTGGCGATTACAGCGGCTGCTGTGCCAGCCATTGTTGGAATTCAGAATTACATGAACGCCAACAAAGAACTGGAAAAAGAGCAAGCCGGGTTGAATCAGACGCAGGCCGAAACTGAGCGCCTTTTGCGCCAAGCCGAGCCTGTCACGGTAAAGGCTGCTGTTGCAACCAATGTTTTGACCGATGCTCAAAAGAAGGCTGCTGAAGAACAAAAAAAGCAGATTGCAAACTACACAAAACTCATAAACGACATTGAAGGCAAAACTGGCGTGATGCTGGCAGAGCAGCAGCAGACAGAAAAGCTGTCAGAGAGTCAGAAACTTGCATTGAAAATCATGCAAGACATCCAGAATGGCACGCTCAAACTCAATGATGCGCAAAAGATCAAGCTCGCTCAAAGCCTTGAGGAGATGTTGAACACCGCTGCATTGAATGAGGAAATGAAGAAACAGGCCGAGTCTTATAAAAAGGTCACCAAAGAGATTGACGATAAGACACTGGCACTTGCAGATGAGCAAGAGGGAACAGAAAAACTCTCAAGCACCCAAAAACTTGCATTGAAAATCATGCAAGACATTCAGTCGGGCACGCTGAAATTGAACGATGCTCAGAAAATCAAGATTACTCAAGACCTTGAGCAATTGATTAACACTGAGCGATTGAATGCGGCAAACAAAGACTTGCTGAATACACAAGCGGCTGCCATTGCCTTGTCAGATAGGCTGAATGATGAGCAAGGTAAGCAAACCGAATCAATCAGAGAAAACGTCATCAAACTGATGGAGCAAAACGACGAACTGCGTTATGGCAAAGAGGCCGTGACCCAGCGCCAGATTGCTGTGATGCGTGCCACTGCTGCTGATCTTGAGTTTGCATCGACTATGGTGGAAGGCAACGAGGAATTGGCCGAACAAGCCCGTTTGTTGCGCCAGCAAGCCGATTTGACCGAAGATAACGCAATGCTGACAGCGGCCAAGGAAGCAAACAAAGAACTGGACAAGACAACCAAGTCAGTTGAATCAATCGAGTCGAATCTGACAGATGCGCTGATGCGCGGCTTTGAGTCAGGTAAAGGTTTTGGGCAAAACCTTGCGGACACGCTGGAGAACATGTTCAAAACGCTGGTTTTAAAACCGATCATCGAGCCTATTGCCAAAGGCGCATCGAATGTTTTACTCAGCATGATGGGCATGGCTCTGCCAGGTGCAGCCTCGGCAGGCGGCGGTGGTGGCGGCGCGGCTGGGATGATGCAGGGATTGACTTTGTCCATGCAAGCATTCGGCAGCACCCTTGGCACAGGTTTTGTGAACACGATTTTGGGCACAGGCGGCGGCGCAAGTTTTACCGCTGCGCAGTCTATGTTTGCCAGCGGCAACACAGCCGCAGGATTGGGCATGGGGGCTGGCGCTGTGGCCGGGTATGGCGCGGGGGCTGCTGCTGGTGTTTACGGTGGCAGAGCCATCAGCGGGGGCTACGCAGTCAGCGGCTCGGGCAACGGCATGGTGAATGCTGGCACGGCGGTGGGCATGGTCCTGGGTGGGCCAATTGGTGCGCTTATCGGTGGCGCGATTGCTGGCGGCGTGAACAGACTGTTTGGCCGCAAGCAAACCGACATGGGCATAGAGGGCACACTGACGACAGCCGAGGGCATCGAGGGTCAAAGCTATCAGTTTATGAAGGGCGGTCTTTTCCGCAGCAACAAAACAATCACCAGCGCATTGGCTAGTGAGGTCGAAGTGTTGTTCGACAGTTCAATTGAACTGATTACAAAACAGACCCGAGGCTATGCGGCGGCATTGGGTCTGCCAGCCGCAGCCATTGACAACTTTACGCAGCAAATCAAGTTGAGCTTCCAAGGCTTGTCCGAGGAAGAGATCAACCAGAAAATCGCTGACACGCTGGCCGAGTTCCAAGAGGGCTTGGTTTCGCAATACGCTTCAGCTTTGGAGCCACTCAAAATCGCTGGTGAGACATTCTCTCAAACCATCCAGCGAATGATCGCTATTCAAGATGTCAGCATCTACCTGAACGAGTTTGGCGGTGCATTCAGCACATTTGCCACAGCATCAATCACGGCCCGGCAGGGCATCATCGAATTGGCTGGAGGCCTTGATGAACTGGTGCAAAAGACCCAAGGCTTTGTCGCCAACTTTTACAGCAAAGAAGAGCAAGCAGGCATCACAGCCAAAGGCATTGTGGTGGCGCTGGAATCAGCAGGCTTTACTGCATCTCAGATTGCGGCACTTGAAACCCGTGCAGACTTCCGCACGCTGTTGGAAAGCATTGATGTCAGCACAGAGATCGGCCAGCAACAGTTTGTCGCATTGCTAGACCTTCAAGCAGCATATTCTGCAACTGTTCCAATCATGGAAGAGCAAAGCCAAACCCTTTTGGCTATCGCCGAGGCAGCGCCCCAGGTCGAGATTCTGCAAAAGATGTTTGAGTCTGATGCCAGTTATCAGCAAAGGGTAGAAACCGCCTATGACATGGCATTCAAACAATCCTACGAATTGTTCCTAGAAATGGGCAAGGTGGACATGTCAATCAACAATATGACAGTCATCCTTGCAAACCGCCTGGATCGCCTCGCCACCGACATGGCAACCGCCCAAGCCGAGGCCAATGCACAAGCAGCCAACGCCATCTCAATTGCCAACGCATCGGCGGCGGCGAGTATTGCAGCGGCACAAGCAGCGGCAGCAGCGGCTGATGCAATATATGGCACAGGCCAGTCTGATTTGTCTGGTGGCGCGGCTATGGGCGGTTACATTGATGGCCCAACGCTGGTGGGCGAGCATGGCCCAGAGTTGTTTGATCCTCGCCAGAGCCAAATCTACACAGCCCCAGCCACCAGTAACATTTTTGGTGGCAACGAGGTGGCCGCTGAGATTCGGGCACTGCGTGATGAGGTCAGCATGATGCGTTATGAAACCCGAAGCACTGCAACAAACACCGCCAAAATTGCCAGATTGCAGGATAATTGGGATGTTCGCGGCTTGACAGTCCGCACCGATGTTGACCAACCTCTGGACACTGTAACCGTATGAAAGTAATCAAGCCCACCACTGTTACGCCAGCCATGATCCTGGCCACAAACGTGGTCGAGGCTTATGCGGCATGGTCTGCTGTTACAACCTATTCCAAGGATCAAAAAGTTGATTATGGCGAGGGCTACTACAACAGCTTGGTCAACAGCAACCTGAACAACATACCAAGCGCACCAGGCTCGACGTTTTGGGAATACATTGGCCCAGACAACAAACACGCCATGTTTGATGGCCAGGTCAGCACATCGACCACACGGGCCACAAGCCCAATGACCGTGACCATTGCACCAGGTATTGTCAACAGCTTGGCGATGATTGATCTGGTCGGTTCTAGCGTGACGATCACCATGACCGATGGAGGCGCAAGCCCACCTGTTTACACGAAGACCGTCCCCCTCGATGGGTCTGTGGTGTTCGACTGGTACACCTATTTTTTCGAGCCTTTTGTGCAATTGGCCGAGGTGGTGCTCACCGATCTGCCCCCATATTCTGCTGGTCGCATCACCATGACATTATCCAGCGGCGGCGCTGTATCAATTGGCGAATTGCTGGTGGGCACGGTTTATGAATTGGGTGAACAGGGCATGGAGCAAGGCGCATCTGTTGGTATCATTGATTACAGCCGAAAAGACACCGACAACGACACAGGACTAACAACATTTGTTCGTCGTGCTTACAGTAAGCGCATGTCCGGCCAGTTCTTGCTGAACAATGGACAATTGAATGCTGTGCAGCGAATCCTGGCAGACATTCGGGCCGTGCCATCGGTGTTCATTGGCTCGGAGGCTGCGGACTATTCGCCCTTGATCGTTTACGGCTTTTATCGTGATTTTTCCATTGACATCGCATATCCGACAAAGAGTTTTTGCCGGATCGAGGTCGAGGGACTGACTTAAAAGGAAACAGACATGGCCATCACTCCACTGCCAACGCCTCCCAGCCGGGATGATCCCACCAACTTTGCTGCCCGAGGCGATGCATTCTTGGGCGCATTGCCGGACTTTGCGACCGAGGCGAACGCCCTGGCCGTGGATGTGAATGCAGACGCTGTGTCGGCGGCAGCATCGGCAGTTGATGCTGAAGATGCTGTAACTGCGGCTGAAGCGGCGGCGGCTGGTGCAGCGGCAGCGGCCAACGTGACTAAATGGATCAGCGGCACGACATACAACGAAGGCGTGGTGGTCTGGTCGCCGATCACATACCTAACCTATCGTCGCAAGTCCACAGGCGGCGGCACGACTGACCCAAGCGCAGACAGCACCAACTGGGCGCAAGCGGCTGGCACTGGTGATGTGACTCTAGCAACTGATCAGACCATCACAGGCACAAAGACATTTAGCGGCACATCCAACACATTGGCTGTTGTCCTGAACGATGCAGCAGAAGTTGCAACAGTCTCGGCCACAGCAGCCACTGGCACGATTGCTTATGACATCACCACGCAGTCGGTGCTGTTCTACACCTCCAACGCATCAGCGAACTGGACGGTGAACTTCCGAGCTTCTAGCGGCACATCGCT